CCCCCTCACCTTGACCAAGCATTCACGAAGAGGTTGTGGTCCCGGTGCCTTTCCTCCTGATGTAATTAGTCTTGCGCCCTTGGGACGGATATCACTGAAGTCAAATCTTACCTTTGAACCGCCATAAAAATAGTTTCGCACAAGGGCTTTGACTGCATCAGCCCAGCCCTCAATGCTGTCTCCAATTAAGAAACGTCGTGTGCGGTTGGGGTTGGGCTTGCGGATTTCTGGAAGCTTATCTACATGATGTTGCTGGACACTGTACCCAACTCCTGTGCCTCCCAAGAGCAAAAACATAATCTCACTGAAGACTCTCCAATCATCGATCGGAGCGAACGCACAGTTATAAATTCGCGAAGGATTGATCTCGATCGGTTTGCCCCCGAACTGCATTGAACGCATTGAGGGCAACACTTTTTTAGCTGTTACCATTTTATATGCAGCATTGATCTCATCCTTGAGTTCTGGATAAGTCTTGATGTGCATATTTTTATTTCTATTAACCACTTCGCGCCATGTTTCTCTACGCTCTTTCTTCGGAAGATACTTCGCGTATTTCATATAGACAGTAATGTCGGACAGCATTTCTCGTTCAAGGTCCATTCTTTCCTCCGTTTCTAAACTTTTTATATTTTTCTCTCAAAGTTTCTTGTTGTTTTTTCGCGGCGTTTTCGTTAAGCTCGTCGGCTGTCTCTCCCGTGGGAGCTAAAATGTCGATCTTGATATTAGCCGGGTCCATGAAAACAGGATAAACAATACCATCTGGACCATTTCTGTTCTTTGCGACAAAGATGCGACCAGTGTTGTTATTCTTATCTGTAATAGTGCGCGAAAGAGTAAAAATAAAATCCGCTACGAAGCATTTATTAAAAGCCTCGCTAATTGACTCCATTGTAACCACCTCGGCATTCAAGCCGCTTCGGTTGGTTTGTGAAGCTGTCCACAGCGGACATTTAAACTCTTGCGCGAGACCACGAAGGTCTTCATAAATAGTCTCCAATTCGGTACGCTTCTCTTTGTAAGAATTAATAGGTGCCAAAAGATCACCGTAGTCTACAATAATCACATCGGGTTCAAATCCAGCAAAGCGCAGCTTCTCTAAATGCTGTTTTAGCTTGTTTACATTGGCTGATTTGGTTGGATACTCTTTGACGATAAGGCGACCTTTTAATTTTTTTACGTCTTCGTAAATCAGATCCTTGAAGGTGGTAAGATCTTGAAGCTTGACACCCGTGATACAACTATCAAACCGTGCCGCAACAGTTGTATCCAAAAGCTCCAAGGTATAATAAACCACATTCTTTTCAGCTTTGATCGCCGCTGCTCCAATGTGGACAAGTGCCATTGACTTGCCTGCACCAGTTGGAGCAATCACAACACCAAGTTCACCGCGACCGAGACCACCCTTGATAATGTCGTCAATGGTTTTCCAACCTGTCGGCTGTGGATTACGAGATTTGATCAGAAAGCGTTCTTCAAAGTCCAACAAATAATCATAGCCGTGATCGTTGTCCAACCCAAGCTTCATTGCTCCGTCAATCACTTCTTTGATCTCATCAAACGAAGATGTTTTAAGAAGTCCAACCGACTTCATAATCGCTTCTTTTAATTTTTGTTTCTTACAAAAATCAAGTGCAGTGGCTTTCACATATTCCACGCCCTCAATCACTTCTGTGACTGCAATGCGTGCAAAATAATCCTTGACTTGCTTCCTCACCACCTCGGATTCTTCTTCAAGCTCGGTCTTGATGACCGATACCATGATGTCCACAGATGGATGCTTCTCGTAAGTCTTACGATACGCAGCCAGCCGTGAATAAAAAAGTCGAAGATACTTCAACTCTAAAAAATAAATGTCAAAAATGTCTGACATCTGATCAAAGAATGCCCGATCATAAAACATACAATGGACCAACTTTTCTTGGAAGTTCTTCCCAAACTTAGAAAAGTTCTCCGTTTCGAACTCGTTGCCTTTCATTATCCCTCCACGTTTCTTCTATTCTACTATAGTTTTACCGCGATTGCAAGGAAATATTTCGCATTGTCGCCCAAAGAAGCCCAAAATTATATTCACCGAAGCCGTCTTCCATCATCATTCCCTTCACTTTTGTAAGGTTGAAATCGGAGCAGCAGTCTTTGATGCTCCAATCAATTTTTGCCTTGGTTCTGGCAGAAATCGAGGGGGTATACAGTTGCATCATCTGATAATTTTGGTTGACTCGATCTTTATATTCCACAATGTTATGATGGATCTTCATTTTTTTATCAGCGGTTTCGCACAGTTGTATAACCTCGTTAATAAAAATGTCCCGATCGTCTGCCAACTCTGGAAACCGTGAAGCGACTGTTTTTAATCCGGCGCGGGGAACTCCCTCTAAGTTGTCTGACTTATCGCCAGTGATGGCGCGAGCCAAAGCAAAGTTCCGTGGGTGAATCTTATATTCTTCTAAGATGGTTTTCTTTGTCACCATCTTGTCTTGAATGGGTCGATAAACAATCGTCTTGTCGTCACACAGTTGAAAAAAATCTTTATCTGAGGATACAATAATCTTTTCCACATTGGAGAAACGAGAGACAATGTAACCCACAAGGTCGTCTGCTTCTACATTCTCTGAAATAAGTTGAGGGATTGGTAGCTCGTTCAGATACTCAAACACTCTTCCCATCTGCCAAGAGCGGTTGTGAACTTGTTGCCTGTCACTCATAAAAGTATTTGGGCGATTGAAGCGCACTGGTTTGCGTCCTGCCTTATAGTTTTTATTTTGTGATCTCCGCTTGAGCGAGCCACCTTCTCCGTCCCAGACTACAACAACGAAGTCCGGTTTAAGAATGCGACACTGCTTTTGTAGAGATTTGAAAAAACCCTTACAGCCACCGATAGGCTCACCATTGGTGGAAAGAGAAGGATCAACAACATAGTTTCTGAGAAAAGCATTGTTTCCATCGATAATCATCATCCTATTCATTCGGATCAACTCCTATATAATCGCCTAGTGTTTTTAGAAACCATTTATTAAAACTTTTTTCATCCCATTCTTCTAATCGGTGCATATACATAAACCAACTTTTAAATTTTTCAGTTAGGTCTACTTGCATATCAACCGACCCATCCTCATTTTTTTTATAGCTTTTTACTGTGATTCCGAAATTTCTAAGACCATGCTCCTTATTCATGATCATCGCCGGCATCTCCATAAAAATCAGAAGCGTTCCCCGTCTGGTCATCAAACTTTTGGATAAGTTCGCGATCCATAATCCTAAAGACTTGTTCTTGGAAAGCTTTGTTTTCTAGCATCTCTAACCAATTTGAGGCTTGAAACTTTTTTTCGCTTCCATCATCAAACGTGAGAGTCCACCAAGCGCCTCCTGATTTTAATTGTTCCGAACCCTTAATAGCGTCCAACCAACTTTCTTTATCCATAATGCGCGGGATTGCTTCACCCCAAATGATTTGAAACTTACAAGTTCTTCCCTCTGTTCCAAAGCGGGACTTTTCTAGTTTTATTTTTACTTCTGAGCCAACACGAAAGCCAGCCTCGTTTTCAATGAATGCATTTTTTGCCTTACGCCTTGTCAACCAGATACGAAGAGAATAGGCATAAGCAAGAGCTTTGCCTCCCGGTGTGAAATAAGGAGTTGTCAAAGCTTCCGCCATGTTCATTGAAATGTTTGTCTTAAGTTGATTAAGAACCAAGAGGATCGACCCGCTGTTAGCAATGGGGACTGTCAACTTAGACAAGCCCTTTGACAAAATGCGTGGTTTGACTGCCATAGAACTGAGGGGGTTAAAATCTCCCTCCACATCAGAGTTGCTTGGGGTCAGAGCCAGTGAGTCCCAGATGAATAACATTTTGTTTTTGTTGTTCACCAAAAGGTCTTCAATCGTTTCTAAAACAAACTCCACCGAGGTTGCTTGAACATAAAGCAAGTCCGACAAATCACAACCAGCGTTCTCCAAAAAGTTTGGATCAATCGCCGACTCTGAATCAAAATAAATAACATCATAGCCCATAGGTTGGGCATTCGCAGCAATCTGTGCTGCCATGTAGGATTTGCCAGTGGCTATAAGCCCAGCAATCTCCACAATCTTTCCTGCTGGAATACCAGCGTATTTGCCGCGACAGATAATAGAATCCAGCCACCTTGAGCCGGTGGGAATCCACTCCTTTACAATCGTCGGATTGTCTTCTTGCAGGTCAAATGCTACATTCATTCCTGCTCGTTTATTAATAAGTGTTTGCATATCTTTTAAAGAAAGCTTGCCAGCTTTCTCAACTTTTTGCTTGCGTGCCATTGTTACTCCATATAAAAAAAGGAGGGGGGCTTGCGCCCCCCTCCAAGACCGGCTAATTAAACGCCGATCGCAGCGAAAGCAGCATCAACCGCAGACTTCTGGGGTGCGGACTTATCGCCCCCATACTTAACGGTATCCTGACCGCCTTCGGGCATCAGAAAAGTGTCAAGAACCTTCTGGACCTCATCTGGGGTCTTGCGATCGAAGATCTTGTAAACATCAATCTCATGACCCATCCACTCAGCACTGGTGCTATCTTCGCTAGACAGTGCAGTGGGCTTTGGTCGAGCTTGCAGGCTGTCAAACACAACCCGATCGCCAGAACCAAAGTTTTTACCAACGTAGGTAACCTTGAGGTCGAATCCCTTCTTCGGATCGGTGACATCACCGTAATCCTCGTCAAGAATCGTCTCAATGATTGCCTTGTAAGCGGACTTTGGGAAAGACCACAGAACTGGACCACGCTCTTCCTTACCACGAATGATCGATGGAGCATAGTAACGCTGCGTCACGAACAACTTCTTCGCTTGGTCCTGACTGTCAGGCGTTCCTTCACGGTAAAGCGAAGTCGCGAACTCACAGATGGGACACGCATCATTAAAGTTGCGCTTTGGGCACATCACTCCACCCCTTTCTACATTATAATGAAAATGAAGTTCCTTGACAGGATCTCCATCCTCCGCAGGAAGGATACGAATGTTGTGGGTGCCCACTTCGGGCTTCCAAAACACGTTGTTATTCTTGCCGCCACCCTTGCCTTCAAGGCTGTCCAGCTTTGCTTTCATCTTGCTAAAATCAATTGCCATAGTATTTTTCTCCTTTGCTATAAGCTTGCTATGTAATATACTCTATATTACTACGTTTCCC